CCGTCCATCACCGGCTCAAGATACTCGCAAGGATCCAGCATTGATGTTCTCCTTCAGGCTGCTTCAACAAGGGTGCCGAGATTGAATCCGATGGTTGCGGCTACGGATCGAACCGCGGGCAGCGCAACAGAGGCCATCGCCTGAATACCGGCGTCGTTCGGGTGGATGTTGTCGGAGGTGAGGCCGACGCCGATCTGCATCTGGCCATCGCCATCGGGGACGCCCCTCATCACCTCGTCCATGTCCGCTACGGTGACCCCGTTTCCTGCGTAGGTCTCTCGCCAGTCATCTTGGTTGTAGTTGTGACGCTTCACATCGCTCGACCCGTAGTCCTTGTTCGCCGGGTTGGTCGGAATGATCGTCCACCCGATTGGCATCGATCCAGCCGATTTGATCTGCTTCATCGCATCGCGCATCAGCACGAATTGCTGCGCCACCTCAGAGTCCAGAATTGGCGTAGAGAAGCTGTTCGGCGTAGCGTTAGGGCAGAATACTACCGAAGGGACTGTCAGCCCGTAGGCTTCGCAGAAAGCAAGGTAATCGATCCACTGATAGCCGATCGCTTCCGCGCTCGCGCCGGTCCAACCGATGTTGGCGCAATCCACCGTGAGGAACGGGCTTTGCATATCGAGCGCGGTTTCGAACGCCCAGCTTGCACCGGGATAAGTCGTGCCCAACGCGACGCACTCCGTGATGCTGTCGCCAATCGCGCCAATGGTCAGAACCTCTCCCGATACCAGCTCGTACTGGAGGCCGATGATCGGGGTGTTGCTGATGTTCGTCGTCGAGGTGAAGCTCGCCGGTGTGGTGACACAATCATCGGCGTCGTAGCGGGAAATCCACGGACGATCCGGATGCGTCGCCCACACCGTGCGGTCGATATCGTTCGGCGCGTTGCCGAGCATACGAATATTGACCTCATCCGGAAGGTACGCAGCCACGGCAATCAGTGGCAATTTGGTAGCGTCATCCGTGCGCTCGACCGATGCGACATTGACCCAGTCGGACGCGATGTAGGAGCGGCGGTTGTTGTTCGGATAGGCCGGAATAACCGCGGCTTCGGCCCCGCCGAATGTGAGCGGCGTCCAGTCGCCGTTCGGGATCGAGGACACCCCGGCGAGCGTAGCCACCGGAGCAATTGCCGCACGGGCAACGTTGACCGCATCTGCATCGGACAACGCGAAAATTGCGCGCATCCGGAGAACCGGTGCTGGCAACGTGAAGACAGTTCGGAACGTGCCCCCGTTGTCGCCCGAGTTGTTGTCGAAATCGTACTCCGTCATGCCCGTAAAGAGCATGGTTCCAACGGACCTCACCGGGGCCGTAAGCGGCGCGCCAGTAGCAACCGCATCTCGAACGGCCTGCTTCCAACCGACTGTATCGAGAACAGGCTTCCTTAGGAGCCCCGCAGTCTCGTAGGTTCCGTTCGTGGCATTGAGAACATCGGCGGAGCCAGCGGCAACCCAGCCGCCCAGATAGACGCCAGAATCGCCCTGAGGATCCGTCACGAACTCCGAGTTGCCCGAACGCGGCTCAGCCTCGCTCAGCAGTGAAACCAGCGTCGCGTTCGTTCCCTCGCCATCGTCGTCACGGCTGACCGCCAGATAGAAGCGATTACCGGCACCGGGAACATTATTGTCGAACTGGCTAATGTAGTAGAATTTGCTCAGGTCGACGCCGGGGCCGAACAGGAATGGCTCTCGGATTCGATCCAGATCTGCGTCATGCCCACTGGGAAAGGCCAGGAGGTCGCCAGCAATCGCAACAACCGCATCCTCCGACGCCTGTGCGTTCGCAGCGGCTTCGGTAGCCGCGGCAACCAGCGGACCCAAAGCTGCGGCTCCCTCGATCTCGACCGTAACCGCTTGGTCCAGAACAGTAGCCGTTAGCGTGCCGCCCGAACCGGGGCCACCCGCTGCGCCTCCGACAACGAACTTGCCTTCCAGCAATCGATATTCGGTGTCTGCGCCGCCCGTTTGGACGGTCAGGTACCATACCCATTCGAGATCATCGCCGACTTCAGAAGCGGCGGGAATGGCCTCCATGGCAGACTTGGCGATGGCCACCGTGAGATTGCTGACCGGCGCACCCTCGTAGGTTCCGACGCTATCGAGCGTGACGACAGGCTCTATTTCAGGGTCAGCAGGATCATTGTCCCAATTCTGAAGAACGACGGCTCCCAGAGTTGCCCCTGTCAGATCGATGCCGCGGATAGCGATTGCCAGATTGAACGCATGAGTCCGCACGCCCCGAACCGGAGCGCTGCCAGTTTTAATCATTCGGGATCACTCCAATGACTTGAAGAATATTGGGTCGCCGCAATCAGCGGATAAGTGGGCCTACGATGCCTCGTAGTGGCCGTTGACGATCAGGACGTACCCGTCCCCACCGGGGTAGCTTGCGTCGTAGAATGACACGTACATTGTCGTGCTGTTGTTCATGAGTTCGCCGTTCAGCGACTTCCCGGTCACTCCGACCTCACGCCCAACCGCAGCCTGCGAGAATGTTGAATCCACGTTTCTCGTGCCGAATGGCAGCGAGCATACGATTGCCGCAGCTCCGGTTCCGTTGGTCGTGATTGTGATCTTGACTTGGAAGTGAACGAGCCTCCCGATCTTGAGGTAGCGCCCCGCGGCTGCGGCGGAGGTCAGCGATCCGGATAATGCACTGATCGTTGGGGTGTAAGTCGTCCAAGCGTCCGACAAGTCGCCCCCGGTTCCGCCTTGCGCGACACTGAGGGGCGTCGTCAGCCCAGCCAGCGAAGTAATGTCGCTGTTCGCTCCTGAAGATGCCGCGCCCAGTGTCCCTCGCGCCGTCGCTGCATTGCCATCGTCAAGCAACGTGCGGATATAGCTGGTCAGCGTTGTTTGGGCCGCAGTGCCACTACCGGTCCAATAGGTGATCTCATCCGCTGCGGTCGTCAGGCCGGCGATGGCCGTTAGGTTGGCCGGCTTGCCGGTGATATCGCTCCACCCCACGACCGAGGCGGAATAGTCCAGGTCGTTCCACGCGGTTACACCGTCGCCATACTTGACCCTCAGGGTATCGGTCTCAAGCCCCGGCTCGGCTACGGCAAGCGTCGGGTTGTTCGCTGTCCAGTTCGCCGCCGTGTCTCTACGGAGGCGAAACTTGACGATCATTCCTCCACCTCGGTCGTACTGTCACCACCGTCGAAGTCGTCCGAAGGCAGTCTCGGCGCGACAACACTGTCCAGCTCTTCAGTCGATGGAATGGTAATCGGGTCAGGGGCCGCACCGTTTGCAGCCAAAGCCGCGGCGTGTTTTGCCGCAGTCTCGCCCATGAGCGTGAACGTCCACGTCATCGTGACCGGATCCACTTCCCGCTTGAGCACAACCACCTCAGCGCCACTCAGGCCGAACTCGTCCACAAGGTCGTCGGATAGTGTCAGAAGGTCGCCCCCTTTATACCCACGCAGGCGAGGCCCAAGCGGCAAGACAATCGGGCCCGCCTCGCGAGCATCATACAGCCGATATGCAGCGAGCTGCGCCGCTTGGTCGAAGTCGGTGACCAGATCGAAGGCGATCTCCTGTCGTTTCACCTCTCCATCTTCGGCCACCCAATCGGGTACGGTCAGCTCGATCGACGATTGTTGCAGTTGCCATTTGTGCGCCGGAGAGACGCACTTCGGGATGGCCGTGTTGACGCGATCCCGCCATGGTAGGCTGCCCGCGACCGTGATCGCGCCTTCCTTGATGTCATCTCGCGTGATCGTGTCGAGTGAGATACGCGGCGCCGTGATCTTCAGCCCCAGCTTGCCGCCCTTAAAGCAAGGCTCGGCTCCGCCTGCTTCCAGTATCCTCTTGATGTTAGCCCACTTGTCGCCGGGCTCCCAGATGATGCCGTTGCAGGTCCAGGCATTGGCTTCGCAGACATTGGCAAGCTCAACGAAATCCTCGACTTGGATCCCAGCAAAGGGGATGCCGATCCCGAAAACTAGGCGATACTCGCTATCTCCGTCGGAAGTATCGCGTTCCCATGCGCCCAAGGCATAATTCAATGCAAGAAGACCGGGATTGTCGGTCCATTCCCAAGTTTCAGAGGCAGTGTCGAAGGACGCTTTATCCGCCCTGGGATCCGCCCATCTCTGACTTCCGTCGCCACCGGGATAGGTGTCATCGGATCGAGGGTCATACTGCTTGACACCTTTTCCCGCGATGCCAAGCTGTGGCGCGCCTGAGGCGTACTTGCCGTTCTTGCTGTCCCATTTCAGCGACCAGCCGACCGCCGCTTTTCCAGAGAGCTTATAGGCAGTTCCCCAATCCGGCGGCGTTGCCGGGGTCGTCCAGTGTGCTGGCGTCTTCAGCGCGGATGTTTCTGGCTTCAGACCGAGCTGCGGATAGAGATGTAGAATTTCGCTGAAGTAGCCGGTTGCCGCTCGAACCCCGTCTACTCCGGGCGCGCTTAGGGTCAATGGCTGGAAGTCGGCGTAGAAGGTATCGATCGATTCAATCGGGCCGCCCGCCGAGTAGACCGTCGCCATGAACAGCCATGTATTCGGCACATCGTTCACGGTTGGTCCGTAGCCGACCTGATGTACGATATTTCCGCCGCTATAGGTCGTCCCGAGCATCATCGGCGTCGGCATGTCTGCGCCAATCTGGATATCGGCTACCGACCCTCGATAGTTCGGCGGCTTCTTCGCAGTCAGCTGCGCGCCGATATTTGCTACGGCCGCTACACTACTGGCGATTAGCGTCACCGGGTTAACTGGACCGAGCGCGATAGCCGAGACCGCCGCGACGATGCCCGCGACCTTCCCTACCGCTTTGAACACCCCGGACATCTAGCGGCCCACCGCCCAAGCAGCGACGATCTCGGCCTTGGTGACCTCGATTGGCCACATCCGGCTCATATCGCTTTCATGCCACCCAAGGACTTTCTGCCCGCCAGCAGCAATGACCAGCGCATTGAAGGGGGCAAGTCCGGGGAGCATTGCGATGTCCCCCACAATCATCTTCGCGGACGGAATTCTCGGGAAATACCAGTCGAGAAGCTCTTCCAGACTGTTGTGCCCCGTTGACTTGAGAGCCTTCACCGCCCCGGCATAGGTCGAGAACTTCGGGACGGCTCTGGTTCTCACGCCCATCGCCTTCGCCTGCGCCTTGGCCAGATGGATACAGTTGCCCCGTGTTCCCCACGCGAACGGCTTGTCCCTGAAGCGCTCAATCACATCGGTTGTGCGATCTGCGCGCTCCTTCAAGTTCATCAGGGCATATCCATCGGTTTGAAGTTCTGCTGAGTTCCGTCGCCGCCACCCGCGCCGCCACCGCCGCCCGAAGTCGATCCTCTGGGTGCGGAGGCTGCGCCCCATGCGACGGAGCGGCTGACCCCGCTCGCGTTCACCAGCCCCTTTTCTCCGGGCCAGACCTGCTCATGGAAGGATGGAGACAGGCTATTGCCCTGATTGACCAGAAACAGGCGCTCGGAACTCGAAACGCATGCAAGTTCAAGCTGGCGAGAATTGTCCTCGAAACGAAGTGTCGGGTTATCGACGATCAGATCCGCGATTTGCTCGGCGTCACCAATGATAGTCCCGTCATCCTCATCGATCTCGACGACCGAAAGCACGATACGGGAATTTGCGAGGGCAGGATTGTTGAGCGAGGAAGACGACGCAGCGCTTGGCGGGTTGAAAGTGAACGCAGCAGCCGGCGCCTCGTCTCCCACGCCTTCATTGAGGCTTTCAAAGCCGGTAGGAACGCCGAGAAAGCTGTCCTCACTCGTGTACGTGTTGCCGTCGATAACGACCATGCCGCCATCGCTTAGATAGGCGGTATGGCTGGGAAGAGCCGCCATCATCACGGCGCCAACCATGATGCGGTTCATTATTTGAACTCCGTTACGGTGAACTCGATTGCGGTGACCCGCTCAACTTCAAGCGGTGGACGCGAGGTCACTTCGACCGCACCTTCGATCCGGGGATTGCCGAGTTCAATCGAGTCCCCATCCGCAAGAGAGGCGCGCAGCAGGTTCCTGAGGCGCACCGTTGCCTGACCGCTCCCGTTGGCGATTACCTGCTCGGCGACGCGGTCGGCATAGATTACTCCGCCTTTGACGTAGTTGATCCATTGCCCGGCCCTGATGGCGTAGTGGGGCGTAAGCCCGTCTATCGGGATATTCCGACCACTGGCTGTCGTCGCGGACACCAGAGGTGTACCTGGCGCCCCGATGTTTAGATCTGGCTGCGGAATCTCGACGATTCCGCCCAACCGCTCCGCATCATCGAACAGTGCGGAAAGCCGTCGCCAGTCCGGTTCGATGTGCATCAGCGGGGTGCGAAACCGCATCATCCAGCGGTCGCCAAAACGCCCCTCATAGGAGATCGCCCCGCCCAGCCCGGGTGCGCGCCATCCGCTGAAGGAATAGGGCTCGGGCACCGCGGAGGCGATCCGCAGCTTGTTGGTGAAATCGACGCTCGCCATTACGCTAGCCGAGACCTGCCTGTACGTACCTGACGTTTTGCGACGCCGGACACCACCCGGACGCTTTCCGTACCGGCGATCCCGGTGACCTTTGGAATAAAGGCCGAGCTTTCCTCGCCCACCACTTGGATGACAATAGGCCGCTCATTGTCCTGACCGGAGCGCTGCACGCTGATCCGCTCGTCATGCGAGACCCGAACTTTCGGGATCCCGTTAATAGCCAGAACGTTGCGGTCGGTGCCCGAAAGCCCCCCTGCCATGAAGGAGCCGCCAGTGGCGAGCTTGGGCAGATTGTCGGTCTTCGACAGGGTCAGAACCGATCCTGAACTACCGCTTCCCAGCCCGAACAGTTTGCCGATGGAGGACAGCAGTCCGCCGCCGCCACTTCCACCCTCCCCATCTCCGAACAGCATCTTTGCCAGAGGCTTCACGATGGTCTGTTGAATGGCGATCCTTGCCAGATCGGTGATGATCTGGTTCGCGAGATTATTGAATACGTCCCCGAGCGATTTGCTTTGCAAGATTGCTTCGGCAAGTCCGTCGTTGAGTGATTGCAGGCCTTGGGTTGCGACCGACTCGTATGCCTCGTTCAGCTCCTTCGCGTCCTTCGGGAAGCTGTCAATATAGCGCTCCAGCGGCCCCATCGTGTCGCGGCGAACCGCCGCCTCCCGCCCCTTTCTCTGCGACTCGAAATTGGCAAGCCTGCGCTCTGCGGCATCAACCTCTTCCTGTGTGGCCTGATTGAGCGCCAGCATGGCCTTGATGTGCTCCAGTGCCGCCTTCTCGCGCTCATAGTCGAGTTCTAGCAGCCTGAGGCCGAGCTGACGGCGCTCATCCTGAGTTCGGGCGCTATCGAGTTCGATCCTAAGCGCGTCCTCTCGCGCGTCGATGTCCAGTTGAAGCAACCTGTTCAGGTTGTCTTGCTTCTCTCCGTTGATACGATCCCACATGATGGCCTGTTCGGCGGCGGCTTTCTCTTCCCGCGCCAGTACCAGCTTCTCGGCCTGAAGTGTGGTGAGTTCCCCGGATTTACGGCGGCTTTCAATCTCGATCTTGTAGGCATCGAGTTCCGTCTTGATGCGCTTGGCCTCAAGCTGGGCGCGCTCGTCAAGCGAGGTTGTCTGCTCGATGGTAAGGCGGAGTTGCTCATCGGCCAGTGAGGCCATCTCGCGGTTGAAACGTTCAAGATATTCCGCAGTGCGGTCTCGTTCGCCACCGCCGCCGCGCTTACGTCCGCCTCCACCGGATGTCGCTACCGGTAGTGCGCCTTCGCCGATAACCGGCGATGGTTTTGCGGCGCGATTTCCGGTGACTAGTGCTTGATACTGCGGGTCTGCCCGAGCCGCGCGCAAAAGACGCAAAGCCTCCTGTTCTCGCTCTCGCAGGGTACCCAACCTAGCCCTGTCGCGAACGCCCCACTGGTCATTCCGCCCGGCTCCAGCTTCGGCACTCTTGCGCGCGGCGGTCGCTTGGCGGAGATCATTCATCCGTTTGGCAACGTAACTCTTAGGATCGGCCGCGGTCGCCTGATCCTGCCACGATGCGAAGAAGCCCGCGCCCCATCCCTGGTCACGCTTAAGGCGCTCGACGCCCTGCATGTTCTTGAAAAACTGGCCGACTTGCGCCGCAGCATACCCGAGCGCATCGCCGATCTTCAGGATCGCATCCGCGTTATCGGAAACGACCCCTGCAATTCTGGCCTCAAGAACCATCTTGATCGCGGCCAACTTGTCTGCCGTTTCGTCGGCCTTCTGAATTTGCTCGTCCGACAGCACGATCCCGAGACGATGCGCGGCATCACGCAACTCATTAATCGCCTGCGATCCGCCGGCGAGAAGGGTGTCGAGTTTTTGGCCAGCCCGCCCAAACAGGTCGGTTTCCAAGCGGGCGCGTTTGGCAGGGTCTTCGATCCGAGCGAACGCATCCGCGAGCTTCGGAATCAGCTCACCCGCGGAATAGACGCGGCCATTTGCATCCTGAAGCGCGATCCCAAGCTCTCGGAACGCAGCGACCTGCGACTTTTCCCCCGCAAGCGCCTCGCCGATCGTCTTCGTGAGCTTGGCGAGAGATTTGTCGATTTCCTCCGTGGAGATGCCGGCCTGCCCAGCCGCGTACCGGTACTCCTGAAGCTCAGCCGTGGTGACGCCTAGCTGCTGTGCTACCTCGCCAAGTGACGAAGCATAATCGAGGGCTCGCTTTCCAGCCGCGACCAGAGCGCCGACCGCAACACCCTTCATCAGGTTGTTGAAGCCATCCCGTACCCGCGACAGTTCCTTCTGGATGGCCGTCGCGTCGCGCTTCGCGATGGAGCGGGCGCGCTTGGTTCCGGCCTCAAACTGGGCAGAATCCAAGCCAAGCGTGACGCGCAGTGCTCCGATCAGTGCAGCGCCAACAGCCATTGCCTAATCCTTCTTTTGTGAAATAACCCAGCGCCAAGGGGAATCGCAGATGAAGCCGTGCCCAAAGTGCGCTGAGCAGGTCCAAGACGACGCCAAGGTATGTCGGTTTTGTGGGCACGATTTCGAACCGAAGTTCTCTTTTCCTGTGCCGGGATGCCTAGGGTTCTTGGCGCTCTTCGCCGCTGTGGTTTACGTTGTCGGGCAATGCTCACCGTCTACTACCACAGCGCCTGTGGCGGCCTACGATCCGCAGAACTCACCGACCCGTCTCAAGCGTCTTGTTTCTGCACGCCTCAAAGACCCGGAGTCCGCCATCTTCACACTTTACCGCAACGGATGCGGCCTTGTGCGGTCTAGAAACGGCTTCGGCGGGATGAATGACGATCAGGGTTTCATTGTCTACGAGGACGATCGCGTTTGGCTTCAGGAGCAGAAGAAGGCAGGGTTTAAATCCGAATGGGACCAGCGCTGTACTTAGTTGCTCAAATGCGCTGTTGCCCCCTGCCACGAAGTCAGGATGCTAAGCATTTGTTGCGGGGTTTGCTTCTGCGTCTGAGCCGGCGCAGCGGGCTTCCGCTTTCCGCCGGCTAGGGTGATCGCGATATCCACCCGGCTTTGATAACCGTTCCGAGCGCGGTTGAGCAGTCGCGGCGTTTGATGCCAGAAATCATCGGGCGGCCAACCCGCCTCACACCAGCCCTCGTAGTGATCTAGCCAGTTCCACGCTTCGCCTGAGGCTTCGGAGCCTTTCCCGTCTCCCTAGCCTCCTCTGCCCCGCCGAAAGCCGCTGCGAGACCATCCGACACAACCGAACGTGCCTTTGCCAAGCCCGCCGAAGATATCAGCTCGTCGACCTCGCCGATTGGCATCGGATGCTTTCGCTGTAGGCCGGCCCAGATCATCGCGCGCAGCGTGATGAGGTCATCCGGATCCTCGCTGAACGCGGTGACCATCTCCATCATCTTCTTGCCTGTCGCCTGTTGGGCGAAGATGAAGGCCGAGACATCGAACGTTAGTTGATAGGTGGCGCCGGAGATATCGACCGAGGCCTCGCCCCGGAGAGGATTGTCAGGCAGCATCAGGAGGCAGCCGCCTGCACCACAGCGCCAGCAACGCGGATCGTGATGGTGGCCGTCTGACGATCGTCGATGGGAATCGTCTTTTCATAGCCCTTCACGATGCCGGGGAAGGTGAACTCTTGGTTCACACCCGAGACCGTGGGAACCGATACCATCACTTCGCGCGGCTGATCGTCATTCAGAGCGCTGTTGATGAGCGTATCGGTCGCCGATCCGGCATTGTAGTTGATGCCGAAGGTGATCTCGCCGTTCTCGATAAGGCCGGTGATATACTCACGCGCACGTCCAGGACTCTGAAAGTGGGTAGCTTCCACCTCCGCAACCTGAGGGTTGGGCAGGCTGATGCTGATGACTTCAGCCACCTGCGTCGGGGTGCCAGCGTCATTGTCAATCCACAGCTCGGCGTTCCAGCCGATAGTCGTATTCGCCATCTCTTCGCTCCTTGTCGCTTATTTGGTTCTCGCCAGCTTCGCTGCCTGTTTGGCGCGCACTTTCTCGATGCGGGTCCACATCCGCCCGCCTACGCCCCGCAACACCTCTTGCTGTGTGGCATCCCATGCCGGCCTGCCCGCGGGCTGCGCAGCCTGATGCGCGTTCCCGAACTCGGTCTGCACGCCCGCGGGATCGTTCGTGCCAGCATAGACCTCGGCAAAGCTCTTGCCCTCCTTCCGGGCAGTGCGTGCCTGTGACTTGTTCAGCCGAGTTCCGGCATGGATGCTGTCGCGATAGGTACCGGGAGGGCGCTTCGGAGTGCTTTCCGGATCCGCATCCACCGGAGCCGCTGCGCGCCAAGCATCCACGAACGGCTTTAGCGCTCCGATCCCGTCTTGCTGCATTTCCCGGCGCGCGACGGCCTTGGGCAACTCCCCCAGCAGCTTGTCGAGTTCCTTCAGTCCATCGACCTGATCCATCGGGATCATGCGGGCTTGGCCCAAAACTGGTAGTCATGCCGGATACGAAATCCGACACCGCCGCCAACCAAATCCTCAGGCGTGGGCCCGTCGTCGCTGACCAGAAGCCCCGGAGGCAGGAACGTCCACCCTCCCGCGGTAACCTCGGTCACGCGCTGCATTTCAGCTTGAAGCGCGTCCGCGACGGCAAGCGAACTCACTTGCGTCGCACCGTAGCAGTCGAACTGGACCCAAGGCCGAACAAGTGGATCCGGCCCTTTGAAGGTCCAGTCCTGCCCCGGCGCCGCCTTGGTCAGTACGATGGCCGGCAGTGCCGATTTCTCGGGCCGCAGACCCCAATCCACTCGCGAACCGACAAGCGCTGTTATGGTCCCGTTGGCGAGCAGCCTTGAGCGGATCGCCGGGCGCAGGCTCACTAGGGCGACGCTCGCTGCGCTGTCACGCGCACGCCATCATTAAGACCCAGATCGGACACGGCTTGGATATCCCAGATAGGCCACTCGGAAGCGTCTGCACCGGAAACAGGGTAGCGGATGCGATCGGTTACGCTGAGGTCTCGGGTTTTGGCGTTGCTCAGTACTTCGAACGTCGCAATCTGAGCGCCCCCTTCTTGGGCAGCCTTGCGCTGCTCGTTCCCGCTTCCCCAGATGATTGCTGCGTTGGCCGCCAGATAGGTGGCGAAGGCGCCGGGCTGCGTCGTCATGCCATCGTCAAACGGCGGCCCCGATCGCTCGATTACGATCCGGTATTTGCGCGGAGTCGCCCTCATGCCAACGCCGGGTCTCGATAGCGCCACAGTAGCGACTGCACTGCCTCGCTGATCGGGTCACCGCCTTCTCTATTGTCGAACAGCGCGCCCAGAACCAGAAGGATAGCGGACTTCACCAGCGCGGGGGCATCGGCATCGGTCCAACCGTGGTCAGGGCGTTTGATATAGTCGATGACGATATCGCTCGCTGCTTCGGCCTGAAATGTTACCGTTGCTGCAATATCCGCATCGTCAAACTCGTCCTCAGTCAGCCGCAGATGGACCCGCGCTTCTTCAAGGGTGACGAGGGCGGCCATTACTTGGCGTCCTTTCCGTCGCGCCCCTTCTTGGCGCAGAGCGTGAAATCGCCGCCATCCGGCTTACCAGTAGTGCTGGCTTTGGCACACCAGAGCGAACCGCCCCAAGTAACCGTGTCGCCCTCCTCGTAGGCCCGGCCCTCCTGCCAGACGCCCCGGTAGATCATAACGGGAAACGGAATCTGGAACGCATACTCGGTATCGCCCTTGTCGAAGCTGAAACGGAGGGTGCGCCCATCCTCCATCAGGGTCAGACCGATGTCTTCCGGTCCCATGCCATCCCGGCCGTCCTTGCCGTCAGCGCCGGGACTTCCATCCCGGCCATCCTTGCCGACGACGAGACCAAGCTCCTTCATTCGACCATCAGTGAACGTGGCAACAAGGGCTCCGGTGCGATCGATCACCAAGTCGGCGATACCAGCGCCATCAACCCCCTTCTCGCCATCGAGTCCATCCCGGCCGTTCTTGCCGTCAGCGCCATCGCGCCCATCCTTGGGGACCGGAAGCGCCGCAACAGCCTCATGCACCAACTGCTTGACGAATTCCGGGTCAGCATCCTTGCCGTCGATGCCGTCTTTCCCCGGCTCGCCATCGGCACCCTTATCGCCGCGCTCGGGCTGCCTCGCCTCAAGCATTGCAATTCGCTCTTCCAGTTCGACATTGCGGGCGATCAACGGGGCCGTCGCCGCCTCAACATGCTGCTTTACGATGGCAGCCGTCGCCTCAGCGAGAGCCTTGGTGTCAAGCATTCAAGGCCTCCCGCAAATCTTTCTCGTAGAGGGCCAGCGCAGCGCGGCGCGCTTCCTCGTTATCGTTGGCCCCCTGTTCAGCGGGCCCCGGTGTAGGTGCCGATGCTGTTCCGAACGGGTCTTCCTGCGCATCGCGTTTCGCCAGCGCGGCCAAGCTG